CCCTACTCCAATTTCCTCAAGATGAGCTCTCCACCCAGTGAGCAGGTCGGGAGAAAGTTCGTATCGCGAAGACACAAAACCCCCTCTACGTGAGAGAGCGAGATACCTTCCGAGGATGTCATTCCCTTGGTTAGGAGACATCTTCATCAGTAACCTATGCCCGCTCAGTGCACTCGTGCCAATACTCAGCACACGAATGGTCCCACGCATCTTGGCATTTGCCTTAATCCCACTGGCCTTCTCTGGAAAAGCCATCCGCTGCAGTAGCTCACCCTCAGGTCTGGTTGCTACCCCGGACTTCCAAGAATGGCCGAGGAATGCTGCTCCTGATCGCGCAATCTCGGTTTTGGCACGGTTAAGCGTAAGCCCAACCTCAAGGAAGTACCGCTCCAGTTCAGAGACGGGGACGGACTCGTGATAACCTACGAGGGCGTCATCGCCTAGGACCATCAGCTCACCTGACGCAGGGGCACGGCCACCAGCGCGCAGGAATGCGTAAACCACAGCCACGTGATTCACAATGCTGTCCACCATTTGCGTGAAGAAACTCCCACTGGGAATCCCATGATCCTTCATCCATACGGACCTGTCCGGCATCATGATTGGCGTGTAGATGAAGTAGTTGACAACCTGATTCCAGGCGATCTCCTGCTCTTCATCCAGGGTGAAGTACGTGCGCAGTACCCTGAACGCGTACTTAATCAGATCGACGTGGACAGTAGCGTCGAAACGCGAAAAGTCCAAGCCGTACTGAGTGCCAGAGTTGCTAATTCTGACCATCCTTGCGCCCAACTGCACCTTTCGCAAGCCCAGACACATTGGCGTGGTCCAAGCGAGGAAATGCTCAATTAGCGGGGCAGCAAACCGCGCTTCTATGAGCGTCATCGACTGAGGAAAACCCCAGACGAGCCGTGTCTTTGGCCTCTCCTCACCATGTTGAACACGGTGAAACGCAGTGCAAGGGGGTGGCACAGTTTCACCACTCTGAATCCTCGCCGCACGTCGAAGGTCTAGCTCGAAGGCATCACCCTTCTTACCAAACGCTGGAAGGCCCGCAGATTTATCCATCTTCACCACGTTCTGAAGTCCATGATCCAATGGAAGCACCCGAAGACTGGTGTCAGTTTTTCCAAATGCACGGAACGTGATTGCCATGGCGTCCCGAAGGGCGTCAGGGTCAGCACTTGAGATAGACACGCTCTGCCCGTAACGGCACAGACTCGTGTAGACGCCGGCAACGTCATACCTACTCTTGTTATCACGCTCTGGATCGAGCTCATACCCCATTCGCCGGATGTCTTCCAACACCGCAGGCTCAGTGAGCAGAGGCCCAGGATTGCTGAGATACTGCATCGTAGCGCTCGCTCTTTTAGACAGACGCTGGTTGCGCATGTACTTGAGTCCGCACTCTTGAAGCTCACTCCTCCATTTGGAAAAGTCGCTTTCGCGTGGCTTCGCTATCACCTCCATAGTGACTCCTTGTCCTATACCTCAGTAGTGTGAGGATTCACCCAGTCTTTCCAAGGTGTCAACCGTCACAGACGATGATCAACAGCCGAAGCTGAAGCATGC